CGACGGCCGACAGCTTCGAGTACCAGCAGGACGGCACCACCGTCCACGCCAAGGTGATCAACCCGGTGACCTTCCGCGGCGACAACCCGGTGCTGTTCGCCTGCGTAGCGAGGCCGCAGTAATGGCACTCGGCAAGTCCTTCCGCGATTTCGTGCTGGGCAAGACCCGCACCGCCACCCGCAACGCCATGGAGGCCCTGGCTCACAACACCGTGCGGGAGTTGCAGGAAGCAGGCCCCTACTGGGACGGCTACTTCGCCAACGAGTGGGTGGTGGTCGCTGGCAACGTGAACATCCCCGCCACACTGCAGGGGGTGGAGCAGAGCACCAAGCCCGAGGCACGCGAGAACCGGGTCTACACCATGCCGCCGATCCCACCTGCCGATCTGCGCAAGGGCTACACCATCGGCAACCAGATGGAGTACCGCGCCATTGCCATGGACTTGGAGCCGGGCCGCATCAAGAACGGACCTGGCACCGCCGAGCAGGACTGGTACACCAATCTCATGGAGGGCGGCGAGCTGATCCGCATCAACAAGGAAGCCGCCAAGGCTGCCTTCCAGGAGGTGTTCAAGTGACCCTGCAAGCCATCCGCCGCTTCTTCGAGCAGCCCGTCGAGGACAGCATCACCCTCTACGACGCCTCCATCCCGGTCTTCACCGACAACCAGACCTACGTCGATAACGATGCGGAGTCTGAGTTCGTGTTGATGCGGGTGAACTTCGGCCCGACGACTGAGCAGACCTTCTGCGGGCCGATGGAGCGAATCCGTGGCTCCCTGGTGGTGGAGATCTACACCCCTAAGGGTCGTGGTCCTGGCCGCGCCCAAGAGATCGCCAGTGAGGTGGCCTTCGCACTGAACAGCCTCCCCCGCCACACCAACACCACCACCCCCGATGTGGTGAGCGGGCGCATCAACGAGATCAACGGCCCCACCTTCACCTCCCTGGACGGCAGACCCCACCAGCTGACCAGACTGAGTTGCGGTTTCCAGGCTGCCTACAGTTAGGTCAGCCAGAGCCCCCGCTGGTGACGCCCCCAACTGAAAATGTTGTCTCGCCACCCTTAATTAGGGGCTGGAAAAATAGCCGTCAACTGCCAAACTAGCGCCCTTACGGGCTCCGATGGTCTGATCACCTTCAAGCCTGCAGGTGTTCAGTTCTGTCTGTCTGACGCAACTGACTTCCCTGCCGGCAAGTACCTGACCGTGCCTGGCAACCATGACTACCGCGTGGGCGACCCCGTGGTGTTCAAGACGGAAGGTGCTGGTGTGCTCGACACCGCGCTGACCGCCAACACGAAGTATTTCGTGGTGGATGTCAACAAGACCAGCATCGCCGTGTCCGCCACCAAGGGCGGCGTGCCGATCACCCTTGCTGGCGCTGGCGGCCAAGCCGGCTCCGGCATCGCCACTCTGGCTGCCGCTACTGCCGGTGCGGGCTACGTCCCTGGCACCTACACCGATGTCCGCCTGGTGCAGACAACCGGTGGTGGCAGTGAGTCCAGCGCCCGCGCCACCATCGTGGTTCCTGTTGGCGGTGCTATTAACGCTGGTGCCATCACGATCTCCTCGGCTGGTAAGGGCTACACCACTGGCGCTGGCTCCATCAGCCTGAGCGGCGGCCGCAACGCTGCCGGCGATGCGATCGACAAGACCGCTCCCGGTACTGCCTTTAGCGGTACTGCCACGCTGACCACCGCTCGGGAAAACACCACCGGTCACATCAACATCGGTTACTCCGAGTACAGCGTGACCTGCATGGTTCAGGAATGGAGCCTGGACTTCAGCCGTGAATCCATCGACATCACCACCCTGCCTTGCAGTGTTGGTGGCGATGCTGACAAGTACGCCTCCTTCCGCACCACCATCCCTGGCTTCGCCAGCGGTTCTGGCTCGATGAGCGTTCTGTTCTCTGGTGACAACACCAGCATGAGCAGCCGCCTGATTGCCAACTCGCTGTTGAAGTCTCAGGCCGGTGCCACGGTGAAGCTGTACGTCAACGCCATCGAAGGCTCTGGCGGCATCATGGACGACACCGCTTCGTCCTATATCGAGGCACCCGTCTCGCTGGAGGGCTTCTCCATCTCGGTGAACACCTCCGACGCGATCGTGGCTTCGATCAACTTCAGCCTGTCTGGTCCCCCCAGCCACCTGTTCAACCTCAACCTCGCCTGATACAACTCGGTCGAGGAGAGCTTGCCCCGCGAAAGCGGGGCTTTTTACTGGCACAAGATCTATACTTACCTGAGTAACGCTGAATGACTGCATGGCATCTGCCATCCGCGCCATCGACCGCCTGAAGAACGCCGCCAACCTGGTGCCCGCCCGCAAGGATGTGGAGCTGCACGACGGCAGCATCTTCACGTTCTGGTCCCGTCCCCTGACGATGGCTGAGCGGGACAAGGCTCAGCGCACCGCCAAAGGTGATGACGCCAATGCCTTTGCCCTGCAACTGCTGGTGGACAAGGCCCTCGACGAAGGTGGGCAGCGCTTGTTCCAGCCCGCCGATCTAGCCGAGCTGAAGCACGAAGTGCGGGATGAGGATCTGCAGAAGCTGATGCTCGCTGTCCTCACCAGCGCGGAGGATGAGGAGCCGCTGGAGCCCAAAAGTTCTACAGGCGGAGCTAAGTAAGGACAACTGGCTGCTGCTGTCGTTCGCGGTGGCCAAGGAACTCGGGATGACCCTCACCCGCCTCTGGGCGGAAGTAACCCCCGAGGAGTTGTTGGGCTGGAGCGCCTACTTCGGGTATCTGAACGACCAGCAGGAGAAAGCCATGAAGCGGGCCCGCCGATAGGCCCGCTTTTTACTGCCCGCTTAGACTGAGGTAACGCGGTTAGGGCCTGAGTTCTTGGCTGACTACAACCAGAACATCAAGGTCACCGCCGACACCAAGCAGGCAGAACGCCAGCTGGACAAGCTGACCGGGCAGCTTGAACAGCTGCAGCGAGCAGGTGGGCTGAAGTTTGAGCTGTTTGGTAGTGGCGCTGGATTAAAGAACGCCGTCAGCGGGAACTTGCCCGCTGCGTTGAAACGCACCGGCGAAGCATTTGGTTCAGGTAGTGCGCAGGTCAAAAAGTTTTCGCTGGCTGTCCGCACTCTGGACAGCCAGATAAAGAGTGGCGCAATACGCGGAGGCGTTGGTGCTTTAGGTCTGGCACTTGCCAAGATGGCGCCTGCCACCGCACCAGCGGTAAAGAACGTTGGCGCCCTGACGACTGCCCTAACAGGGCTGGTGGCCAAGACCACTGGCCTTGTTGGAGGCATGGGAGCCGCTGGCGCCGCCATTGCTGGTGTCGGCGCTGGCATTGATACCGCAGCCAAAGCAGCCGTTGGCGGTAGCAACGCCATTCAGGAACTGCTGCTCTACCTGAAGGATCTTCCGAACAGCTGGGGCTTGGCGGCGGTTGCTGCCATGGCGTTCGCGCCTGCGGCCATCACTGCCGGCAAAGCAATCAACAATGCGGTTGGTACGCAGGCGACCACAAAGCTTGCTGAATTCACCGCCGGAATCCGGAACGCTGCCTCTGCAACGGAGAAGCTGGAAGGCAGTGTCATCTCGGCAGGAGATGCGTTCGAGGCGCTGCTGCAGGGGTCATCCCTCAACGAGCTCAACGCGCAGCTTCGTGACGCGGTAAAGCAGTCCGGCGCGTTTGAGTCCAGCACCGTCCAGGCATGGGAGGCCGCGCAGCAGCTGGCCTCCGCGATGAAGCTCCAGACGGCGGAGCAGAAGGAGATCAACGATCTGGTTCGGCAGGCCAGGGGCCTGCAGTCCCAGGACGTTCGGGACACCGAGGTGTCGCGGCGGATGGCACTGCTCACCTCCGGTCGCAACGCCCAGAAACAGATGGCGACCGAGCAGGCCCGCCTCAACACCGAGCTGGAGGACTACGCCCGCCTGGCTGCGGAGGTTGCAGCGCAGACCAAGGCATGGGCCGACAACCTCACCCGCGTGGAGCGTTCCAGCAAGGCGGGCGTGCTGGGCAACAAGAGCCAGATCCAGGCTCGCTTGGAGGAGATGCGGGAGAACAACCGCAGCGCCCAGATCGCCCGCGAACGCAGCGCCGCCCTCCAGGGCAAGGCATACGGACTGAACCAAGTTCCGGCTGGCGGCCAGCTGTTCCCCGGCGGCAACACCATGACGGCCCAACCGGGTTACCGGGCCGTCCAGAACGCTGCTGCCACCTACAAGCAGGCCGCCGAAGCCGCCCGGCCGCTGCTGCAGCAGGCCGAGCAGCGCACGATCCTGGAGGGCAAGTCGCTGCAGGTGGTACGCAACCGCACCAATGCTCTGCGCGAGCAGGCCGCGATTGACAAGAACTCAATCGCAATCCTGCGCCAACAAAACGCCGAGCGGATCAAAGCGGCCCAGCTGGATGAACGTGCCCTGACGGTGGCCCGCCGACAAACCCAACTGGCCGACCTGCGCAACAAGAAGAAGAAGGGCGAAGAACTGCAGGGCCGATTCGAAAACACCTTGGTTTCCGGTGCCTTCCCGCTGCTATTCGGTGCTGGCCCCTTGGCCACCCTCGGCGGCTTTGCCGGTGGCGCACTGGGGAGCAAGAACCCAATGATTGGGGTCTTTACCAGCGCCATCGGCCAAATGGTCGATCAGTTCGGGGCGGCCGCCATCGACATGGGCAAGGCCCTGCGCGACCCGATCACCAACTTCCAGAAGATCGCCGATGCGGGGCTGCTGGCCAGCAAGAGCCAGGAGTATTACGTCCAGCGGCTGATCGAGGTGGGGCAGATCAGCAAGGCCACCGCCGTGATCCAGGGCGAGTTGATCAAGAAGATTGGCGCCTCCGGCGTCAGCGATCTGCAGCGTGCTGGCGCTGAAGCCGACAAGCTGTCGAAAGCCTGGGCCGAGCTGAACCTGCAGATGCAAGCCGCCTTGGCTGGTCCGCTTGCGAGCTTGTTGTCGTGGATTACTGCTGTCGTTCGCCTGCAAGGAGGACAAAACAGCGGAAACAGTCAATTTGAAGAAATCAGCAAGGCCCTAAGTCCTGAGCTAAGGAAGAAGTTCCAAAATGAGATCTACAAAGTGCGCGAGGGCGCCACGGCGTTTTCGCCTGATCTAGACAAGCGAAGAGCGCAACAGCAAGCGATATTTGACAAGTATCGCGGGCTTGCCCCCTCACTTGGCGTCAAGGGCACGACCGACTCCCCAGAAGCACAGCAGCAAGCGGCGGAAGCGCGGCTGGCTACGGCAGAGCGTGCCGAAGAGTTGCGCCGTCAGGGCGTCCAGCTGGAGCTGGCAGCGGTGGATCAACGCCGCAACATTGAGGATCAGGTCTTCAGCTTCCGTCGCCGGGCGGCTGATTTTGAGCGCGCCAACCTTGACCTGAAGCGCAGCATTGAAGATCGAATCTTTGACCAGCGCCAGAGCATTGCGCGGCAAGAGTCGGACAACCTGCGCCAGCGCGACCAGCTGGCGATCGACCAACGCGACCGCGCCCTCAGCGGACTGCGGCTCACGGGCAACCAGCCTGGCACTGAGCTGGCGAACCAATGGCTGGACGCCACTCGCACTTACATCAAGGCCCGCAGCGAAGGAGAAGCCAATCTTCGGGAGAAAGAGCGCACCTTCCGCATCGACATGGCGGACTTTGAGCGTGAGGCGTACAAGTTCCGTTTGCAAGTGGAGCGCACGGTCGGCGATCTCAAGCGTCAAGCCGTGGACTACGAGCGCGACGTCCAGAAAACCATCCTCCAGAACGAGCGCTGGCTGCTGGATCGCCGCATCGCCGTCGCCGACTACGAGCTAGCGCAGCGCAAACAAGGCATTGCCGATGAGGCAGACGCCGCCAAGCGCCTACAAATGACGAACGCCGCCATCACCAGCGTCACTGGTGGCGGAGGTGGTGCCGGAGCCCAGTCTGTTCTGGCGGCCGCCAACAGAAACCTTGGGCTATTTGCCGGGGAGTCGGAGCGGTGCGCGGATGCCATGCGGGTGCTGTTCAAAGAGGCCAACATCGGCATTGGTGTCACGAAGCAAGCCTGGGATGGCTTGGCCTCGGGCGGTCGGCTGGCTAGCAGTTTCTTCGGCTCCGACATCGGCCAGAAGATCACGAACATCCGCGACCTACGCCCTGGTGACTTGGTGGGCTTTGAGCGCACCTACGGCAACTGGGGCAAGGGGGTCCAAACCCACGTCGGCGTGTACGCGGGCGGCGGAATGATGTACGACCACAGCTCGCGTGGGGGGCTGACCAAACGCCCACTCAGCACGTTCGAGGGCAAGTTCATGTACGGCGTTCGCCCGAACGCCTACGGCGCAGGCAGTCCTGCCACCACCCAGATGTCGCCGATCTTCCAGCGACCTGGGGCAGCCGCCAACAATGTTGTGCCCACCGGCGGGCTGGCGCGTCCCGACCTGTCCATGCCGAGCTTCAGCGCTCCGGGTGTCAAACCCATTGATGTCTCGGGACTGCTTGCTCAGAGCGACGCCTTAAAGACCCAGGGCGCCAAGCTCAAACTTGAAGCGCATGAGATCGGTAAACAGACGGCAAAGGCACTGATTGACGGCGCCAAACAGGACTTAGACCAGCAGCTCAAAACCCTCCAGGCGCAACTGACGAAGCCCTTTGACGAGATGCTGCTCGACCAGCAACAGCAGGCGGACTATCAAAAGCAGTATTCCGAGCTATTAAGCAAAGGCATCCTCCCCGACCTTGCGGAGCAACTCGTCAATATCCGCCAGCAGGTGGAGCTTAAGGTACAGGAGCTTAATCTTGCCATCGCCGTACAGCAAGCAGTCGTTGACGCACTGAAGACTGAATACGATAAGACCAAAGATTTAGAGAGGAAAAGTGAGATAATGGCGCAGCTAATTGAGCAGCAAGAGTATCTCAACAAGCTCAAAGGGATTGAGCCGTCCATTCGGGAAGGAGGCAGGAAAGCCGAAGGTGGCGCCACCCAGGCCCAGTCCTCAGGGCAACGCCTGCAGGACGCCTACACCAAAGTTCAAGGCGAGCTGAACGCGCTGCTGGACCCGGTGAACCAAGTGATCGCTGGCGCCAACGCCATCGGTGCCGCCTTCGGTGACGCCTTCCGCGGCATCATCAGCGGCTCGATGAGTGCCCGGGAGGCGCTGTCGCAGATGTTCCAGCAGATCGGCGCCCACTTCATCGACATGGCGACCCAAATGATCGCCAAGTACCTGGAGATGAAGCTGATCGGACTGGCTCAGAGCTTCCTGGGCGGTGCTGCTGGCGGCGCCGGTCCGGTGGCGATGCCTGGCGCTGGTGTGGGCGGCGGCAGCTCGATGTTCATGCCCGGCGCACCGAGCTTCTTCGCCACCGGCGGCTTCGTCACTGGTCCCACCCGCGCCGTCATCGGCGAGGGTGGCGAGAGCGAGTACGTCATCCCCAGCAGCAAGATGGGCGCGGCAATGTCCAACTACCGCGCCGGTCGCCGTGGTGCCGGCGTGCTCGAAGGCGGCGGCGAAGCGGGCGGCGGTGGTGGCACCTTCACCCTGGAGACCGTGGTGATTAACCGCCAGGAATACGCCACGATTGAGCAGGTGCGAGAGATGGGCGCTGCCGCTTCCCGCCGGGGTGCTGAAGGCGGACACGCCAAGTCGATGGGCGCCCTGCGTAACAGCAGGTCCCAGCGGGCACGGTTGGGGATCCGCTGATGACAACGCAAGCGATCACCAACTTCGTCCGCATCACCGACAAGGCGGGTGTGGTGCAAGGCCGCTACCAGAACGGCAAGGTGGGCGAGGTGATCACCCTCGACGGCGAGGACTACAGCTACCTCTCGTTCCTGTACCGAGGCGCCACGCGCAACCGCACTGGCGACAACCTAGAGGCTGAGCTGATCCTGGCGAGCAACCGCCTGGCCATGAGCATCGGTGCCCAGGCGGTGCAGCGCAAGTGGTATGCGCGGGTGACCACCTGCACGATGCACCCGCGCACCTTCGCAGTGGGTCGCAAGCTGACGCGTGACACTTGGCTGGCGGCATCAATGAGCTACGACCCCGAGCAACTGACGGTGTTGCTGAGCAGCGGCATTGATGCGGTCGGCGCTAATGCTCCCACCCGCTGCCTGACCAGCGATCTGGTGGGTCAGCTGCCCTCGACCAGCGCAATCAGCAACCGCGCTTGGATCGGGGCGCTGTTGCTAGGGCCTCTTCTGTTGTCCATCCTTGGCGCAGTCTGTATCTGATGAGCTGGGCGGGTAGGCGTCTTCTTTCATGAGCCTTGCCTTTACGGCCTTGGCCTTTTCAAAATCTATGGTTGAGAGCACATACTTTCCCCGGTGACTGACGGCGTAGCGAGGGACGCAGCGACCACGGCGGCGGTCCATGTGGATTGAGATGCCAGCGACGCCGGTAGTGTTGTCAGAACGGATATTTCTGTTCAGACAATTATCTGAAGGCGACAAGAGGCGAAGATTCCACGGTCTGTTGTCAAACGCATTGCGATTGATGTGGTCAAGTTGCAAGCCGGCGGGCACATCCCCATTGCCTAGCCACTTCCAGATCAAGCCGGCAACCGAGTATGACGTGTGTTCTATTTCGCAGTACAGGTAGCGTTTCTGGCTAATCAGAAATCCTGCGGGGCGTCCCCGACGGCGGTGCCCCCAGGAGACGGGGGCGTCTTCTTTCCAGTACAGGATGCCTTTCAAAGGGTCAAGACTAAACAGGTCCCAGAGGTGGCTAGCTTCGGGGAGGGGCTTCATTGCTAGCTAGGGGCAGGGCGGGATGGGTTTCATTATAGGCGCAAATGATTGAGGCGCACCGCTTGGTAGGGATGAGGTTCAGGCTGGGAGCCGACCCTGAGCGGCATGGCGCTACTGACTGCTTGGGGCTGTGCCGAGCGGTGCTGAGCACCTATGGCATTGAGACACCGCGCCCTACGAGGTCGTGGTATCGGCGTTTGCGACAGCGCGACTGGTCGGTGTTTCCTGAGCAGCTGAGTCTTTGGGGGGAAGTAGTCGCAGAACCTAGACTGAGGGGAACGGTGGCCTTGTGCCGATCTGAAGAAGGCGGCTATGGCTTGGCAGTGTCTTGGGCGGATGGATGGCTGAGTTTCCAGATGGCTCAAGTTCGCTGGTCCCCCATCAATCAACTGCAAGTCACCGCGCTCTACTGCCCGTCGAGGTAGCGCTGTGCGAGGCGATTGGCATCAACGCCGAGGAGTATTTCTACTTCCAGCAGCTGAGCGATGCCTACAACGGCAAGCGCCCTGAGGAGTATGACCTGGCCGGCGTGCCGGATGTCAGGAACGGCCCGGTAACGCTGTTCATTGTCAATCTCGTCATCGGCATTGCGCTGACGGCGATTGGTGCCCTGCTGGCACCGAAGCCGCAGCAGCCGAAGACACCGCCGTCGCTGAAAACCAGCGATGCCAACGGCGCCAAGCGCTATGCCAGCACCGAGAACTTCGACAGCGTTCAGCAGTTGGCGGCACTGGGAGAGGTCATCCCCCTGGTCTTCGCGCACCGTGACCGCAAGGGAGCCGGCGGCGTCCGCGTCAAGGCGATGCTGCTCTGGAGCCAGCTGCTTAGTCGTGGCACCGGCCAGCAACTCAAGGCGCTGATGTTGCTGTCGATGGGGCACCTGAGCACTCGCCCTGACTTCGCCGGCTATGCCATTGGCGACCAGACACTGAAGAACTACACCGCAGCGAAGGTGGCGCTGTACATGCGTAAGAGCGGCGGGCGGGTGCTGGAGAGCGACCGCTACAACAAAGGTCAACTGGAGGAATCACCTGCCACCGATGTCTTCACGGTCTGGGATGACGCCGAAGCCCGCTACGAGCCCTGGTTTAGTGGCACCCGCACTCCCTCCACCCAGACGCAGTTCGGTTGCTACGCACCGATGGCTAACGGCTGCCGGTACCGCCTCACCTACGAGCTGGTGCTGATCCCCCAGGACATGGACAGCAAACTCAAGGAAGACAACCGCACCAAGATCGACAAGCTAAAGCGCAACTGGCCCTCGCGTCAGGGCTTCGTCGGTGGCATCAACGGGTTCAACCCAGTTGGCTCCCTGCTGACCTACAAGATCAGCGGCGAGAAGCAAGACAAAGCCTACGAGCCTTGGGGGGTTGATGATGTCCGCGCCTCGATTGAGGACCGGCGTCTACTGACCGACACGTTGATCACCAACGGCGACCAGTACCTGGCGGGCAACGCCCTGGTGAACTGCGAGTCGCAGAGCGACTTCATCTGGCTGACCGGGCGCGACAAGATCTTCAAATTCCGCGTCCTTGAAGGTGGCAACTGCCGGGTGGACGGCACCATCAGCGATGGGCAGCCGTTCCACTGGCAGCTGCAGCGGGTGGCGATTGGCACGATCGCCAACACCCGCGCCTGCGATGTCACCGAGCTGGGCATCAAGAGCACGGTCTGGCGGCAGATGAGCTTCCCCAATGTCAACAGCCAGCCCGACGAGAAGACCATTGAGCGCTACGAGAACAGGAACGGCAGCATCCAGCTGGGCCAGCTCAACCGCTACATCAAGCGTTTCAGCTTCTTCCGTCTGCAGTGGCGGGTGCTCGGCACTGACGACGGCTGGCGCAACCTGAGCGGCGGCGTGCCGTTTGCCGTGCGCGGACTGGCGCCCACTGCCCAGTACAACTTCATCCGCATCCGCCACCCGCGACGCGGGCAGTACGAGTTCCGCATGTTGCCAGTGCCAGGCGCGGAGATTTTCTACTCGTGGAGGAACCGTCAGGTGCGGCTGCTAGTGCCGGGTCAGCTGCAGAGTTACCACCAAGACGGCTTCTTCGTGGTCTACGCCGGTCAGATGCTCACGATGACGCCAAACGAGATGAGCAACAAGCAGTGGATCGTGGGGCAGCCACCTCCGAAGCAGAACAACATCTCCGGCCTGAGCATCAACTCCAAGGGCACCCGTCCGATTGGCTGGGTCCTCAGCGATACACGCTATAACCGCAACAGTGATTTTGTTGCCATCGCTGTCACTGGCGTATATCGGATCGTCCTCAAGGGTCAGATCATCAAATACAGCCGCACCGGCAAGTTCAAGCCAGTCGTTGACGGCAGCCGTCGCTTCAATATCGGTGCTGCCAAAGACAATGTGATCTTCGAGCAGCTGCATGAGCTGCGGATCGAGACGCTAGGCCCCGAGGCGCCTACCACCAGCTGGACCGTACCGATTCATGGCGGCAGCGGCAGTGGCGCCAAGGCCACGGTCAACCGTTACTCCAATGGCGCTCTGGACTGGAGCGTGGCGGACGGCGGCAACGGGTACAACCAGAACGACACGGTGTACATCCAGCCGCCCGGCTACGGCCCGATCTACATGACAGCGGCCATCCCGATTGACAGCTACCTAGAGGAAAACCTCAATCCATTTGATGCCGTCGCGGATTACAAGATCTACGACGGTGAGAGCATGAGCCATGAGAATGAGCCTGAGCATGAGGTCGTCTATGTGAATGAACAACTGGCGCAGTCAGTAGTCCCGAACTACGACCACCTGGCTCTGGTTGGTCTGCGGCTGAACTCCACCAAGGAGTGGACGAACTTCCAAGAGCTGTCGGCGTATGTTCGCAACGGCATCGAGGTGGAGCGGTTGTGTGACGACAACGGCAACCCGATTGCTGAGGGCACCCGCAACGCCACGCAGAACCTGCCAGAGATCGCCTACTGCCTGCTGACCGACGAGCTGATCGGCGCAGGCAAGACAGTGGGCAAGGCTGCGGTCAACCGTGATCGGATGCAGGAGGCGGCCCGCTTCTGCTACGCCAATGGCTTCAATTTCGACGGGGTGATTGGCGCCAAGCTCAACCTGCGCGACTGGATCTTCCAGCAAGCCGGCTACTGCCTACTCGACTTCACGGTGCTCGGCGGTCAATTCAGCCTGGTGCCATCGGTGCCAGCCACCCGTGCCGGGGTCATCGACTTCGCCGCCAAACCCGAGATCAAAGCCCTCTTCACGGACGGCAACATCAAGGATCTCAAGGTGACCTGGCTGAGCCCCGAGGAGCGGCAGCCGTTCAAGGCAGTGATCAGCCTGCGGGAGGAAGTGGACAACGGCTTTGCCCGCACCCGCACCGTTTCAATGCGGCTGTCTGATGGGCTGGGTGGCAACGACGCTGACCCCGAGGAAACCTTCGACTGGAGCGACTGGTGCTGCAGCGCTGAGCACGCGATGCTTTTCGCCAAGTACGCCTTGAAGCTGCGCAAGCTGGTGGATCACGGCATCGCCTTCGCCACCACGCCCGCCAGCGCCTTGGGGCTGTCACCTGGTGATTACATCCGCCTGGTCTCCGAGGTGACGCACACCAGCCGCTTTAACAATGGCAGCATCGACAGCGAGGGGCTGATCACCAGCACCACCACGCTGGCGAACGGGGACCATCCGGTGCTGATCTGGAAGCCGGGAACGGTGGGCGTGACCCAGACCACGCTGACGGTGCGCGATGGCCGCGCCCAGCAGGGCGGGCTCTACAGCACGGTGTTCACCATCGCCAACAGAACCACCACCAGTCGCGTCTACAAAGTCGAGAGCTTGACGATCGGCGACGAGGGCTTCGTCGAGGTGGCGGGCAGCTATCAGCCGATCACGGATGACGGCAAGTTGGCCGCTTTACAGTGGGCGGACAGCGACTTTGTGCTGGAGCTGGGCTAGTGGCATCCGTTGAGTTCCCTGCCATCAGACCCACCGGCAGGTCGTACAGCCCCGGTACTTATCCGTCAGCTGAGTTCAAGGCATTAAACGGCGCGACGACACGGATGCTGTTTGGCAACCGTCGCAGCGACGCGGAGCTGAGCCTGGAGTTTCAAAACATCAGCGATGACGATGCTGCGCTGATCCTCGAGCACTACGAGCGGGTGGTGCCCAGCGATGATTGGGTGAGCTTCACGAATACCACCGGCGCTGAGGGAGCATCTGCGGCGCTGCGCCCGTACCTAAAGGAGAATGGTGACAGCGGCCTGCGCTGGCGTTATGCCGATGCCCCGCAGATCAGCAGCGTCTTCCGTGGACGCAGCACCGTCCAAGTCACCTTTGTTGGCCAACTGGACGCCGCCTAGACTGACTTCAGCGTGATGCGGTCGTAACCGTGCCTTTCTATAGCGGCCAGCAGGGTCAACTGTTCATTGATGGAGTCAAGGCTGCACATGTGCAGAACTGGTCCTTCCAGACCAGCCAGGCCGTGCTGGACACCACCGGCCTGGGAGACACCGACCGCACGATTACTCCGGGAGTGCGCAGCACCAGCGGCAGCTGCCGACTCTTCTACTACCAAGCCACAGCCGGCGGTGGTGGCGATGTAACCAAGCTACTGAACAAGTGCGTGAAGGACGGCAAAGGTGAAGGCGACGGAAAAGCCGCTGACTCAAGCTCAGCCAAGCTGAAGCTGATGGTGGCGGATGGCAGCACCGCTGGCCGCTACATCGAGATGTACTGCTTCCTGACCAACATCTCCATGTCGATGGCGGTGGGTGAGGTGCTGTCGGCGGATGTGAGCTTTGAAGCCAATGGTGCCCCCACCGGCGTCCTCATGTAATGGCTGTCTATCTAGGTGACTCGGGCTTTGTTGAGCTAAAGCGCGACACCCTCGGCGACGAACTGATCACGCAGCTGGACCCGGCGGATGTCAACGAGGACCGCCGCCGCTTCTCGGTGGATTTTGCGGCGGGTTCACTGGTCACCGGCGATGCGGTCGAGATCGCAACGCTGGACGGCAGCGACCTGCAGCTGGTGGCGGGGCACAACTACCCCGATGGGCGTTGGTATGTGCATGTGGACCCCGCTGGCGGGCTGCGTCTGTACAAGAGCTTTGAGGCATCACTGACGGGGCTGATGGAAACAGCGCTGCCGCTGGAGACACCTGCGGTTGCTAAGCAGGTGAGCATCCGCACCCGCAACAGCCGCTTCCGTCCGATCGGGCGGATCCGCGAGTTCGAGCTGACCACCAGCCGCGAGACGGTGGATGTGACGCTGCTGGGCAAGGAGTTCCGTCAGCACTACGAGGCGGGCTTGATCAGCGGGCAGGGGTCAATGACCACGCTCTGGGAGCACAGCTACAGCCTGTGCGACCCGACTTACAGCTCAAACGCACCCGAGTTCCCGGTCTACTTGGCACGGCTGGTGCTGCGTATTCAGCAGGGCGCCGACTTCTTGGGGCGCTTTTTCATCTACCACGACTCGGATGAAACGGGCGGGCAGAATCCGAGCGTTTGGTATGAGGGCGATTGCATCGTCACCAATGTGGCGGTAACGGTGCGCCCCACGGAAGTGATCGAGGCGAGGGTGGAGTTTGTCACCAGCGGCACGGTCGCGCTACACCTGGGCAGGCCACCTTCTTACCTGCTGCAGGAAGACGGAGAGAGGATCCTGCAGGAGAGCGGAGACGGTTTGCTCTTGGAGTGGGAGACCTAGACTCAAGTCAGCGTGAGCTGTTAGCAGGGGGCGGCCATTCCAGACCTTGAGATCTCCAAACTGCCCGTGCTGGCTGCTGCCAGCCTGCAGGCGACGGACCCCCTGGCGGTAGCGGACCTTTCCGCTTCTGAAACCAAGAAGATCACAGCGAAGGATCTGGTTCAGGCGGCGATGGCGATGGTGGCGCCGGGGTCGCTGCCTTCTGCTGCGATCAAATTCCCGCTGCCCTCCAACACGGTGGATGCGGCTGCCATTCAGGCGCTGGCGATCACCACCGGCAAGATCGCCCTTGACGCGATCACCTCCGCGCAGATTGCCCCCAACGCAGTCACTGCCAGCGAGCTGGCTGACCTGTCGGTGGACACGGCTGCCTTGGCCAACCTGGCAGTCACCGGCGACAAGATCGCCAACGACACAATTACTGCCGTTCAGATCGCCCCGAACGCCATTGGCTCCTCTGAGCTGGCGAACGGTGCGGTGGGCACGCCGGCCCTACTGGACGGTGCTGTCACCCAGGCCAAGTTGGCCACCGACAGCGTGGGTGCTGTCCAGATCCAGACCAACGCCATCACGGCAGCTGAATTAGCAGACGGTGCGGTGGATACCGCGGCCCTTGCCAACCTGGCAGTCACCGGCGACAAGATCGCGGCGAACACAATTACTGCCGTTCAGATCGCCCCGGCGGCAATCACCGATGTAGAGCTGGCCGCCAACTCGGTTAGCACCGCAAAGGTTCAAGACAATGCGATCACAGCAGCCAAGATCGCTGACAACAGCATCGGCGCTCTACAGATTGCCCCCAACTCGATCACTGCCAGTGAGTTGGCTGATGGGTCTGTAGACACGCTGGCAGTCCACGACGCTGCTATCACCAACGCCAAGTTGGCAGGCGGCATCACTGGTGACAAGATCGTCAGCATTACCGGCGCCCAGATCACAACCGACAGCATCACTGCGACGCAACTGGCGCCCAACGCGGTTACGGCAGTTGAGCTGGCGGACAACGCCGTCGATACTGCCGCGCTGCTCGACAAGGCAGTCACCACCAGCAAGATCGCCGACGACAGTGTTGGCGCCCTGCAGATCGCGCCCCACGCCATTACCGCCAGCGAATTGGCGAACGGCTCGGTGGACACACTGGCAATCATTAATAGCGCGGTCACTGACGCCAAGCTGGCGACCGGCATCGACGGCGCCAAGTTCACCGATGACACGGTCACGGCTGCCAAGATCCCGGCAGCCAGCCTGGACCGGGGACTCAACAAGACCAGCGGCGCCATCGGTCACAGCAATGCCATCACCGCCGGCACCCGCAGCGGCATCACCTACGACGCCCAAGGCCATGTCACCGGCACGGCGCCACTGGTGCCCAGCGACCTGCCCCTGGGAACGGCAACGGATGTGGGTGCGCTCAGTGTGCCCACCACATCTGGCCTAGCCGTCAGCGGCACCGGAGCGCTGGGCCACAGCAATGTGGTGACCGCCGGCGCTAGCAGCGGCATCAGCTATGACGCGCACGGGCACATCACAGCGGTGACCCCGCTGGTCGGCAGTGATCTGCCGTCTGCCACATCCACCACGCTGGGCGCGGTAAGCATCCCTGGACCGGCGCTATCGGTGAATGGCACGGGCCAGCTGAGCCACGGCATTAGCGGCGTTGCACCCGGCACCTACACCAAGCTCACGGTTGACGAGCGGGGGCACGCCACGGTTGGCGCGCTGATCACGGCTGCTGATGTCCCCAGCCTGGACGCCAGCAAGATCACCAGCGGCACGCTGGATCCGTCACGCATTGCCGCCAAGAGCATCACCAACCAGATGCTGGCGGACTACAGCATCGCCTACATCCAAGAGGCAACGCCCTCAGTCTCAGGACAACACGCGGGAACGCTGTGGCTCCAGGAGAGCACCGGTCAGCTGCGGATGTTCAACTCCAACAGCTGGTTCCCTGTCGGCTTTGGACGACTGAGTGCGGAGAACCTGCGTTACTGCGGCACTTTCAATGCTGCTACGGGGCAGATCACGGGCGTCACGCAATTTGGTACGACGGAAGGGTTCAAGATCGGCGACCCGCTACCAGCCGCCACGGATGCCAAGAGCGGCGTCTACTTCGTCTGCGCCACGCCCGGCAACGGCACACCTGTCACAGCTGGTGTCACCTACGACAACGGCGACTGGGTTCTGTGCAACGGCGTTACCGCCGGCTGGGTGCGTGTTGACACGCTGAGTGGCGGTGGTGGTGGGGGGTCGTCGGCGAGCCACCTGGATGACTTGCTGGATGTGACGCTGACCGCAGCCTCGGCTGGTGACCAGCTGGTGTTCGGTGCTGGCGGACAGTGGATCAACAAGGCACCTGCCACCTCCAGCGCAACTGCTGCTGGTCTGGTGCAACTGGCCACGCAGGCTGAAGTAGATGCAGGCACTGACGCGCTGAAAGCGGTGACACCAAAGACTCTGCAGGATGCTGTTCTTTCGTGCGGCACTTTTTGAGCCCCACCTAGATTGGTTGCAGCCCGGAATGGGCCTGTAACTCAGCCTGGGGAGGTCACCCGTGTCCATCAAACTGCGTTTGAAGCACAGCGCCACTGCCAATAAGGCACCGCTGCCTGGCGATCTGGTCGAGGGTGAGCTGGCACTGAACATCAACGCTGCCAGCCCTGCGGCATACATCAAGGACAGCACCGGCGCTGTTGTGAAGCTGGCGGGCGCGGGTGCAGTTACTGCAACTGCAAGTGAAACTGTCAGTGGTGTCGTCGAGCTGGCTACAGCGGCTGAGACCACCGGCGGCACCGACAACACCCGCGCCGTCCACCCGGCTGGCTTGAAGGTTGAGCTGGACAAGAAGGCACCACTAGCCAGCCCGGCACTGACCGGGGCACCGACGGCACCTACGGCAGCGGCGGGCACCAATACGACGCAGCTGGCCACGACAGCGTTCGTCCACGCAGCGACACCCAACGCCAGCGCGACTGTGCCTGGCCTGGCGCAGTTGGCGGATGCAACTGCGATCACGGCTGGTACGGCTGGTCGAGTGGTGGATGCTGCTCAGCTGAAGGCGGTCAGCGACGCTGACGATTGGTCCCGCACCGGCACCACACTGTCGCCAAAGACTGCTGGCGATGTGGTCAACATCTCTGCAGGGACTGCAGCGCTGCCTGGCCTGGCGGTGGTGGGTGACGCTGGCACTGGCCTGTCCTCACCGGGCCCAGGGCAATTAGCCATCAGCAGTAATGGGACTGGAAGGTTGTTTGTTGATGCGAATGGAAGGCTAGGTGTTGGCGTAGCCTCTCCTGGATTCGCTCTAGACGTAGCCGGCACCATAAGGAGTTCTTCCACACTTAAGGTTGATAGCACGACTCAATTTAGGCTACTGGAGTTCCTGAATAGTGGCACAAGATTAGGCTTTGTCGTATTTGATAGTGTTAATAATGCGCTAGGGTTTAACGCAGAAAGTGCAGGTGCTTATCAAGTATTCAACACAGGAGGCTCCGAACGCCTGCGCATCACCTCGGCAGGGCTCGTCGGGATTGGCACAACGAGCCCTGGGTTCCCTCTTGATGTAGTTGGTACCATCGGCACCACTCCAGCATTAGCCAACTCTGGGTCCCTTTTGCTCTCAGGAAACTCAGGAGCTGCGGCGGGTTGCACAATCGAATCTTCGTTTACAAGCGGTGGCTATGGTCCGCTGTTGTTCAAAGTAAACAATGGTGAGGCCGCCCGCATCGACTCCAGCGGCAGGCGCTTATTAGTTGGAACGTCTACGACTTCCAGCGTTACTACTCTGCTTTTGCAGGGTAACTCCAGTGGCGGTTCTGAAGCCGCAATTCTTCGGCTTGCTCGTGGTGCATCTGCTCCTGCTGATGGAACGAGCTTAGGAGCTATTTCTTTCCAAGATTCCGGGCATGTAGGCGCTGCTGCCGTTCTTGCCGCACGAGATGGTGGCACGTGGACATCCGGCAGTAGCCAACCAACGCGCCTGGTGTTCTCCACTACTGCCGATGGGGCGGGTTCTCCGACGGAGCGGATGAGGATCAAGAGCACTGGCACGATTAACTTTTCCACCGTTGCGACCTATGCCGACAACACTGCTGCCAAGGCTGGCGGCCTTGTCGCTGGTGACATCTACCGCAAGGCTGATGGCACCCTGATGATTGCCTTCTAACCTTTACCCTTTCACTCACACACACAACAACAACAACGACAACGAAAACCATGACCATCACTAACACCTGGGCCATCGCTGATCTTTCTCGCAACGTGGCTGACGGCAAGATCACCACGATTCATTGGACCCTTTCGTCCACTGATGGCACGTACCAGGCCGGCTGCTACGGCAGCATCGGTGTCGATGGTGATGTGACCGTCGCCTACAAGGATCTCACCGCTGACACCGTGATCGGCTGGGTGAAGGACCACTTCGGCACTGAGAAGGTGACCGAGCTGGAGCAGGCCATGGCCGATCAACTCGAACAGCAGCGGGCACCCAAGACTGCTGCAGGGGTGCCCTGGTGATCAGGTGATCATCTTGGTGTTGGCGGCTGGATCCTCGTCGTCCTGAAAAACCTCAGGCCCGAATCCCGTTGCCAGCACCTCTTGTGAAAGGCTGGGCGACTTATCTTGAATAGCGCCAGCCTTATTAAAGGCACGCTGCTGATCAGCTGCCTCAATGCTGGCAATCCAGCTGTCGAAGCTATCCCGCGAGGCAACGCCCTTGGGTAGCTTCAGCCACCTGCGCAGCGCCTTCACGTCACGGAAGAACATGCTCCCTGGGCTGGAGTAGGCGATGTAGAACCTGCCCGATGCGTCAAGGCCGGTCTCAACGGATTGGTACTGGCTGAGGTGGATTTTTTCCCTCTTCATGGCCACCGCCAGCACGAGATGTCGATCCCGTTCTCTTGAGCCCAGCGACTGAAGCGTTCAATGCTGGTGAAGGTCAGACAACGCACCTCAGCCGGGACTTCTGGGGGCGGCTGGGTGATGGGTGGGCAGTAGGTGATCATTCGCAAGTCCTAATTTGGCAAAAGTTAGAAGTTGGCTAGTGGGTCTGACTAAGGGAGCAGCGGTGAACTATCCGGAAATCCCGGAGGGTTGACCAGCCCGCAACGGCCCCAGTAACCGCGTTGTGATTTGGGGTCTTCCCAAGGCAAGGCTGCGGGGTAACGCGTCTCCGCGTTGGCCCAGCGGAAATTACCGATCTTGCCCGCGTGGCTACATATGTAGATGAAAGGCAACTCAGACATAGAAATTGATTGGGCCAATGAGGTTAGGCGACGGGACACAGAACAGGCTTAATGTTTATCAACGCGAACAACACTTGGGTTAATGCGTGCGATGCTGAACAACTAGAGGGTCTGACTACTGGGCTTCAAGCTCGGCGGCGATGGCGAGTAAGTCGTCCGCGTCGCACTGCCATATGTCGTGGCCAGGATGCCTTTGCGTCTGGGCTACAGCAGCACGAAGGGCGGCAGCAATGGAGTTGAACTGGGGGCCAGGCACGCCGTCTTCCACCCAATCAAACTTGCTGTTGAAGGCGTGAAACACTGCCTTAGCAGCGGGTGAAAGTTCAGACATAGGAGTGAGGTGGACTAGGAGGGGTCGTAAGTAGCGGCAAAGATGTCTGGCTTGCAGGGGTAAAACTCTCCCTTAACCCCGCGAATAATCCAGTCGCCGGGGTTGGCTCGATGCCTCCCCTCAAGGGTTTCGATCAGCAGAAACTCGCCAATCGCACTGGCCTCTCCTCCTTGGTCAACGATCCATTTAATCAGCCCTGCCGCAGAAGATGCACTTCCAGTGTGCTCGCGGGCTTCAATCTGAACGGGCTTTTTGGTGAAGTAGGGCATGGTAGTGATGTTGACTAAGAGGGCAGAGATTCGAGCGCCTGCTTAATCGTTTCAAGGTCTTGGTGAAACTCTCTGGTGTCATCAGCTCCAGTGGCGATGGCATAGAGAGCACCCAACGCCTGCTCCTTC